GTCTACAAATTTATTTAGTTAATTCTATAGTTTTATGTAAAATTATTTTTTACAATACTCCTTATAATATATCACTATCTCCGCTTTCTTGTAAATCCGCCTCTCCGGTTTCTAGATATTGGTTGATTTGCGAGATACCTTGTTACATCTATTCTGTCAGGGTCTAGAGGAGTTAGCAGCCTTTCTTGTATTCTTGTGGGGTTATACAAATCATCTGTTTGTCGTATAACATCATCTGCTTGATTCTTTAATGCAGATATTGCTCCCATATCTTCTCTGCGAGCTGTGTTAAGAGTATTCTTTATATTATCAATGAAGTCAAGCTCAGCTTGTCTCATAGATCTTGGCATTCTTGCTGCTTGATTTTGCAGTTTTAATATCTGCATACTTTTAGGCATAGCTGATTTACTAAGGTTTATTGCCTTAGGTGCGGCAGAGCTTACTCGGGGGGCTAAATATCCAACCCCAGCCCCAAGCGCGATGTCAATTGGAATTCCAGCTATACCAGTAGCTATTGTCCCAATAGGTGAACTAAGTGGGTTATCATACTGATATGCGGCTATTGCCTGAGGATCTCCTTGGAGTCCTGGAGGCATCATAAATGCAAGATTAGGATTTATTCCTTTTTCAATAGCTTCCTCTCTTTTCTTCTCTTTTTCTATTCTTTCAGAGGCAGCTTTTCTCTCCGAATCAGTTCTAGTATCTTCTTTTACAGATGTTTGACTTGGGCGATACTTTTCCAAAGGATCTTCCTTTATCGGAGGCACTGCATTTTGTAAATTCAAAAATGCTTGTTCTGCATAATTAGGCCGAGCTGTGCTTTCTGCAGTATTAAATCCAGCTGCCTGCATTTTACGTATACCCCCAGTTTTAAAAGAAGGAGGCTCGTGAGTTAGTTTTATATCTCCCAGACGATGTGGACGTATTTGTGTGTCCCAGCCTTGTGGCAACTCTGCGGTCCATCTGGATTTTATGTTTATTGGTTTTCCTCCGAGAGCACTGAGTACTTCTGTATTTTTTAATTTGTTATCTAAAGTATTTTGCATACCTCTAGGCATAACATCCCATATTTTTTTTGTTGCAGGATAGGAATTTGCAAAAAGCCCTGCTCCTTTTGAAAACGGGTGAAGATCCCACGTATCGTTCATAGTTATTCTCCGCAGCATTGGGTTGTTTGGGACTGCTTCATCAACTAAATGATATCCACCCATAAGCCCATATGTGCCATCATTAGGGCCAATAGTACTGCCTCTTTTTCCTAGGTCCGGGGTGCCGTATTTCATTTGATTCTGGAAAATCCTGTTACTAAGTGCGCTTTTTACTTGATTCTGGAAGTTGGCTCCTAGACTGACTGGCGGCCCCTTGGCTCCAAACCCAGCATCAATAGGCTCATACAGATTGTCTCCTGTTTTTTGAAGTGTGTTATATCTTGGGGTCTTTCCTAAGCCTAAAGCAAATGCATCTAATCTTCTAGACATTTGCTCTGTTTTCATTTGAAGAAAATCAGAAGTCGTTTGGGGATTTATAGGAAATAAATTTTCTGGAGCCTCCCTTAGAAGCCGCTCCGCAGTACGTGCAGGCCTTCCCATAGGATCAGTCACATTTTTTAAAATTTCTTTTGGGGATAGAAATCTGGGGTTGTAGCCCATGGGGGTTACCATATTATATGCTACATTTCTGGCTGCCTGTCCTGCTGTTGCATTTAAAGCTTGTTTACCTAGCCTTGCTGCTGTCCCCCCAGATACGCTTACACCAGGCACAGCTCCCAATAGATTCATTGCCCCACTCCCAACAGACTGCAATGCTTTTTGCCCTTCACCTTGAATAGCATATTTTGTAGCATCCCCAAAATCTTGGTACGCGTTTACACCATAATTAAGCCATGCAAAAGGATTAACTAGATCATTAGCTGCTTGCCCTAACATGTTACCCTTAGCTTTAGCTTGGTCAAACTCTACTTGAGATGGTAGTCCTTCTACTGCTGGGTTAATTATTGTTCTAGCTGTAGACATAGGGTTAGCAGCCATCTCTAAGAAAGAGGGTCTATCCTCTACAATATTGTTATCCTTATCTACTTCAAAGTTTCCCTCCCTGATTGTACCCTCGTCTTTATAACGTGGGGGTGGGAGTGCAGGGAGAGCATTTTGTTGATTAAGAAATGCTTGTTCTGCAAAGCTTGGTTGAGCTGTACTTTCTGCAATATACGAGTTTTTCCACCCAGCATTTTGGAGTTTTCTTGGACCGCCTGCTTGCATTAGAGGGGCTTCGTGGCTACCAGCTTTGATACCTTTAGCCCCAATTACCCCCTTCTCAAGAGTGTGTGCCTTATGTGCTATGTTGTGCCCAGCTTTAACAATGCGGGCGCCCCCAATTGCATTTCCTGCAATCGGTATTGCACTAGCGGCACTCAGACCTGCTAATGTAAACTGCTCATTAGCTTTTGCTGTATCCCCCACCACTGTATTGTAAATGCCTCGAGCTCCACTAATTCCAGCATTTGCTAAATCTGCCACTTCCCCAACAATAGGAACTTGCCCTAATACAGCCAAATCCATACCTAAAGCATCTAGCGGTTTATCTTTATGATACTGCACTACATTACCTGCAACATCTTGAGCTGTATTTAAACCTGCTTGGTCAATACGCGCATTCTGCCGGTTTTCATTACGCGTCATTTCCGCATCTGTGTAGCTTGTCAAACGGTCTGGTGTACGCTCAGGCATATTGGCTACAGCATTAGCAAGCTCTGGATTAAATTGGTTACTATACTGAGCATACTGCTGCATTGTATCGTTAAATCCACCGCCTTGCATTCTTGCAGGAGTCTCAATGACTGTACCACGCTGTGGTCCTGTTGGGAGGTTTCGCACACCTGGGGGAACATTCTCGTATGACTTAACTAGGTGTCCCTGCTCATCATACTTTTCTATGTTAATCGGGGCTTTCATGCCCTCTGTATTGAATGTGGTATTAGGAGGGACATCAGGGAATACCATACTTTTATTAATGTCCCCAGCCTGGTGTGCAGGCCTCAGTCCTTGCTGTTGTTGCTGCGGAGATTCCGCAACTCCTATATTATTCTGTTGCTCGAACTGCCCAATAAGATCTACTCCTTGATTGTATGCGTTATATACGTCAAGTATGGAGCCCGTAAATCCGGACTGCTTGTGTCGTTGTAATAGTTGCCTTCTTGTAGCGTTATCCATTACTCACCATTAGGTTCAAGGTCACCCTCTTTGTCTAGTGCTTCACGTTTTAAGTCAATTTCCTTTAGCTTGATATCATAGTCCTGTACAAGCTTTTGCAGGTCTATGTCAAGTCTATTATTTTGGTCTTTGGCTTCAGCGTTGATGAGAGCAATCTCGATATCTTTCTGGCGGTCTCTGTCTTTGTCTTGAGCCTGCGCTTGCATTTGCTGCTGCTGCATTTGCATCTGTTGCTGCTGCATCTGTTGTTGAGCTTGTTGCTGCGCTTGTTCAAGTTCTGCCTGTGCCGCTTCTGCTTTACGAAGCTTATCTTTAATTCCAGAGAAGTTTTCAGTATCAAGCAATTCAAGTACTGCAGATGCTGGCATCCCGTTCTGAATCATAGCCTGTGACAACTCCTTAGCCTGTCTGATGTTTTCCTGGTCTCTGCCTGCATCAGATACAAATATTCCGTACTCAGATTCCATGTGCCCAAGAGAGTCAAGGTCAATATACTGTGCCGTAGTATCAGGCATTACATACATTCCTTTCTTCCCAGATATCCAAGCTTCTTTAGAGTAATCTAGTAAACCCTGGAGTTCTCGTTGTTCGAATCGTGAGAACTTGCGGAATAAGTCTTCTGTAATGTGTGAAGACTGCACTATAGCTTGTTGTGAAGAGCCTTTGCCTTCGTATGCACCAATAGTTCCTTGTCGTTGTCTATTGACCCCTGATATCTTTTCCCATTCCTGCATCGTAGTCTCAAGAAGCATAATATATTGTTGGATTGTCTTAATTGACATATCCAAAACAGATTGGTGCTGTGGAGATAATTGTATTCCTTCTTTATTGTAGTCAACCCAGGCAATACCAGTTCCTTCTACGTAGTACATAAATTTGTCCATGTCCCACTTCTTTGGGATCATGTTAATATCAAACTGTGCAATAATATCTTTTGATCGTGCGATCGAAAGCTCCATACGATACTTGAATATGTTGTAGTTAATCTGGAAGGGGATACCTAAACTAACTAGCGAGATATTATTTGAGTTGATGTCTGAGTATTTACACCCATTGATGGGGAGCTTGCATTCAGATGGGTTGTCTAGAGACGTACGCTGATTGGCTATTGGGCTAATCTTAACGTAGAACCTACCGTCAATTTTAGTTCCTTCCCATACTTCGTTTACCCACTCCCACTCAACTTTAGCTCCCATCTCTTTCATCTCTGCGGGCATGCGGAAAGATTCGTCTACTTCAAACTCCTCTACCATTCCGGTCTGCGGGTCTGGGTATGCTACAAACCCAATTCTTTTTCGAGACTTCCAGTATACGGTTACTACCTCTACTAGCCTGTTCCGAGATATATTGTCGTCTGACCCTGTAGCTTCTGACCTGTACAGCAGATATGTATCTACTGACTGGTGTTTTGGGTCTTCAAGTTCTAGGCACTGTTCCTCTGTAAGGAACTCCCCGTATTGATCGATTACTGTAGATGCGTGAGAGTATCGTCTAATTATTGCCCAATCTCCGTCCTCTACAAAGTCTACATCTGGGTCTTTGTCAAAGTCTACGTCAATTGGGTTAATTACGTCGTAGAATGGTTCAGAGCGGCGAACACCTTTGTGTGAATATGTTTCCCCGGATACAAGGAAGTGGAAAAATTGCTTCTGGAACTTATCGTAGATTTCCTGCTCGTACATAATGTAGTTGATAGCAGCTTGTCCTTTGATGGCTCTATCATCTACGTATGTGCGCTCAAACTGCTCCATAACTTGTGGGGGCAGCATTGGTTGTTGTTCCTGTATCTGCTGAGTTTGCGGATCTTTAGGAGTTGCAATCTCTTTAAGAAACATAGACTCCACTGTTTTAAGTAGCTGCTTTTTCTTAGCCTCTTCTTTGAGGCTTACAGAGTCTGCGTTTTTAACTGTGACAGTGTAGTTCAGGGGGCGCTTAGATTTTTCACCAAGCAGCAAGTCAATAATAGGCTTGATGATTGGGTAGTTTCTAAGCTTTGACGGAAAGTTTTCTCTTGTCTTTCCGTATGGTTTAATTACATACCTGTAATCTGCTTCGTCTACTTCCCCATTGTAATAGTCGTATAGGGCTTTGAGATTGCTTCTTCGCTCACTCAACCCAAACTTAGATATATTAATAAAAGCGTCAACGCACTCCTCCCTCCATTTCTTTGTCTTCTTGCTTAATGGGAGACGTTGCTGCGGTATTTTTGCGGCTCCGTACATTCTTGTAAAAGTATAAAAATTATTTATAATTCCGGTCAAACCAATCGTCCTGCGCCATATCATTTATAGTTTCCACCACCTCTTTATTATATAGCTCTCGTGTGTGATACATCCCAATCATAAATGCCATAACTCGGTCAAAGTTACCTTTATGGTTAAATTTAATTAGTTCTTGTAATAGTCCAACGTCGTAAATCTCGTGTAAGTTAAGCCTTATGTTCCCATCTTCGTCAGAACTTCGTGGAGAAATTAACCAGTCCTTTATGTAAAGCTCTCCTTGACGTTTTCGTTGCTCTGTCATGTGCATCCCATATTGCCGGCGCACATTTCTAGATTGCAGCTCACGCTTATCTAGCATTTCAAATTCTTCTTGTAGTTTGTGTAGCTTGCGGTAGCGCTTAGCATACGCTATGAGCTCACCACGATCATTCTCAAACCCAATCTTTGCGTTGTAGTAATCTGCGAGTAAGAATAGATTACGGTTGTACTCGTCCTGTGTTTCTGGGCGACCTACGTAGCTAGCTACAATTATATCGTCAGGCTTAGAAAGATTGTTGGGTCGTTTAATTACATATGCTGCCCCGAGCGACTGGTTGGTTGTGGATCTTCCTTGTGCATACGGGTCATGGCATATTATATAGAGATTATGAGGTGTGTTACCTTCCTTGGTTTTAAACGGGTTCTCATAAACAACTACACCCCCAGCTAAGTTATCGTCTTTTCTGTGTGGGAATTTAGTTATAGGTTTTACTCCTGGGTCTGGGCGAAACTCTACACCTTCTCCTTTGTGGTATAGTACTCCTGCAGTTCCTTCTTTTTCTAGGTTGTGTGCCTTGACTCTATTGTACTGTTCTTTTAGAGACGTTACATCGAAGATATTGATTGTTGTTTGCAGTGTAGCTTCTTGCGGAGTAAACGGGTGCTCAGCTGTATATTGGTCTAGCGCCTTTGGATCGTTTGCCTTCTTCTTGTTTTCTCTAGCTGCTTCTTCAAACTCCTTAGCCTTGTCAATTAAAGAGTTCCCGTTCTCATCCATAAACCCATCTAGGTTTTGGTAGATTGGGACAAAGTACCCGCACTGTGTTCCTACAGCTCCTGCATCCCACTCATTATCAAAGGCTAAGCAGTTGTATGCTTCTGGGTGATAGAACAATTCTTCTAGTGACTCAAAGCCGTGTCCTTCTTCACCCCCAGTACCAAAGGCAATCATGGTCCCAAGTGTCTTAGAGCCTTGCTTCATTGTAGGCATTGCAATCTCCCACGCAGTTAGTAGTCCTGAGAATGAGCCGGCCTCTTCAAAAAAGATAAGTTCCCCTGCCTTACCACGGACTTTGTGCGGATTGTCCTTAAGTGATACCCCGATAATCTGTGATTTCATTCCTAATGCTACATCAGTTCCGTTAACCCTCTTTTTATATCCGGATTGTTTGTGCATCTCTTTGTCGGTCAGTCGAGGCTGCGTCCATGCAGTGTTATCATCTATGAATGAGATAAAGTCCCACGTTTTGGATAGCAATCCGTCCCCCGTTAAGTATTCTTTCTGCTCTGCAAATACAAAGTTCTTGGAGTTACGCAAGTGGAAGTAGTTACGTGCTAGCATAGACCCCGCTTTGTAGGAGAATCCCTTACGTCTAGCTTTTAATACAGACATATGCTTGTTTTCTTTACGACATTGGTCTACTGCGTGGTAGTAGTTGTAGTCGCCGTCGTAGAATGCAGGAAATGTACGCTCTCTGCGAGCCTGGATCGTCCCATCTGGGAGTACTTCATCTACTGCGCGGTCAATTGGGCAATAGTTTAGGTAGAAGTAATGATATCCGGTAATTCTAATCTTATTAACCTCGAATCCGTACAAACACCTGTTTCGTTCTTTATCCCAGTGGTCGTAATACTCCCTTGTCCCTTCTAATGTATCTGTATAGTACCCGTGTTTTAGGTAATGCGTAGCTGCTGGGGAAAATAAGTGCGTGTCCTTAAACATTACTGCGAATACTTGTTAGTCACTACCCCACCTCGGTTAGGGTTCTCCTTTTGTTGCTGTTTCTTGACCAGCTCCTCTAGATCATCCAACCCCTGCACAACTTTAGCCATGTTAGATAGATTAGATATTAGGTCTTTAGCATGGAATATGGGTTTCCCATTATCGTCCATCATAGAAAGATCTACGTCGTTAAAGTATTTCTCTAGCTTTGCTACAGATGCGCGCGCAGCTTTTAGAAGCTTTACAGCAGACGTCTCTGATAGCTCTGCATATACCTGTATAGCAGCTTCGATATTGGGAGAAGCACGTACCTTTAGGACTTCTTTTATTTGTTCCCACCTGCTTTCTTTATCGTATACACTGTATGGGGAACGATGGTCTATGAAAAAATATACCGCAGACAACTCATCTACCTTTAAAGCTTTGAACTCCGGGATAGTGAGTGCGTACGGGGAGGGGATTACCTTATTTCCACTAACTGTTATTAGGTCTTTCATTTAAATAGTTTAATCTTCCTTTTCTTACGTGGAACTTTCCAAGAAATGGGAGTCTTACGGACTCAAATTTTCCAGATCGTATCGTATCTGCCACATATCTAAACTGATAGTAAACTGCTTCTTCTACTTTATGGAGTGGGAGACTATATTCACTTGCTAGTTTTTGTATGGTTACTTTTTCCTTCATTTTTTTCCCATCTATTATCTGGGCACTCTGCTGTTGCCCATTTAGCCTTTTCTTCTACCACACAACCACAAAGCCCACACCTATAAGCATTCTTTAGATGTGGGCATTTGTTACATGTAAGTAATCTGTCTTTGTACTTGTTTTCTGTCACACTTGGGGCTCCTTGTCTTGCATACTCTACTAATTCTTTTTTAAAGTTGCTAAGCATTTTAAATACGGAAAGTTTCTTATTCATTGCTATAGAATATTTGAAGATTTATACTCTTCTGAGGCAGCAGTATGGGGGACAAAGCGTACCCGTTCTTGTTCTTTTTGATTGCTCCCTTGTCCTTAAGTTTTTTAACATAATTGTTAAGGGTGTTATGATCTTCCATGTTTAGGCTCTTTGCTACAGCTTTTTTGTTTTCTGTAGAGCATAGATTTACTGTATCTGAAAGATCAATAAATTTGGAGAGGACTAAGAGCTCTTTGTCTGTTAGCTCCAGTATTCCGTTAAATACTTGTAGGTATTTTAAGGTGGAGTCTACTTTTATTTTAAGAGTTTTCATTGATCTGCACTTTAGCTTTCCCATCAACAATTTTTATTGTCGATCGGAGTGATTGGGTGTTGAATTCATCTACATATGTTTGTATGTGTTCGCGTGTGCACAGAAAAGACAAAAACACCTCTATTTCTTTTGCAGCCATAGAGAGCTTTTGTTTCATCTGCACTGCGGCCTCTGACGAGTTTCTTAACTCATCGAAGTCCTTCAACGGGATTGTTACTGTCCCGTTCATTAGTTAGATTGCTTTAGGAATAACTCCTACGACTTGAAATTCATTGATGCAGGCAAACTCTCCTTCATCTAAATGTATAATAAGAGCTGCTGATTCTGGGTGCACAAGAACTGTGTCTCCCTCTTTAACCATTAAACACTCGGGTCCCGCAGCGTGTACTTTTACTACGTTAGTACTGATTGCTTTTTGTGCCGCCCCAAGTAGGTGAATACCAGAGTCGGTTGTTTCTACTCTTGGGGACGGAAATATTACCCAGTCACGGGTTGGTTTGAATTTTAACTTTGCCATTATAGTTTGCTTTGCAGCAAATATATAAAGAAAAGTTATATAGTATCAAAATCTATGTAAGTAATTTCTACGCATTCCCCATTTTCTATTGCTTTAGCAATTGGGGGGTATATTCTTCTGTATGCCGTTGCTGATGATCCCACAAAGCCGTCGGATTCTACATTTTCCGTTTGCGTGTTCCCCACGAGTAAACACCCACTAGTATCATCATCGTCATTACCGCAATGGATAAGAATATACTTAAAATTAGGAACATCTTGAAGCCAAAGAGTCCCTTTATGAATGTCAGCAAAGCGTTTACTGTATTTTTCATGAACTCCACCCCATGTACGAAGTTTGATTTCATATGTCCCAGCAGGGATGCGGGTTTCATGCATAACTTTTTGCTCTCTGTATTCATCTTCTAGCGTGTAGCACAAAAACTCTCTCTTTTCATCTGTGACGTTAAAAAGCACACCAAGTGTGCTGTCTTTTTCTGAGCTAATTCTAATTACTTCCAGTTCCATTGCTTCTGTATTTGTTTAGCAAATTTAATAATCCTGAAGCATTTTCGTATTCTATTGATATCTTTTCTTCCCGATAGAACGGGTCAAGCTCCGCCCCAAAACATATTGTGCCCCATTGACCTAGAAGTATTGAAAAGTCTATTACGTTGAAGTATCCGTTATTGTTTAAATCTCCTGGAGCCCAGTATGGGTCCTCCCAGTTTGTAAGCATAAGCAGCAGGTCATTCATCCCCACTACTAAATCCCCGCTTACATCTCCTAAGCAGAAAGCTGGCTGGTCCGTAAGACCGGGGCGTAGCACCGGGAGTGCGGCGTGTATCCGTTCTATTTGGCCGGGGGTAAAATTAGTTCTGCATGAATCCACGTAGTAATCCATGTGGTTATTGGGGGTGTAATCATACGCCCCAGGTGGGCAAATAGGGTTTTCACAACTCCAGTTAAGTTTAGTTGGTGGGGTATCACAAACAAAGTCCCCTGTTTCTAAACAATCCCCAAGATCTTCTCCGCAGTACTCTACGTTCCTGAATACATGATGCAAGCTAACAAAGTGCCCTACTTCGTGTATCAACGTTTTGTTTTCGTTATAAACATCAGACTCTAGTTGAGGGCCTTCGTTCCCGAACACATCAGTCCTTACCCACACCCCATCTAAGTCTGTGTAGTTTGAGTATGCGGTCCAAGCAAAGCCAAGAATCCCACTACAAAACTGAGGGAAGATGTGCACGTTCATAAACAATTCTCTATCCCAAATCAAATCTTCTACATACTCATCCATCCATATAAAACCGCTTTGACTATAGGGTAGGCAAATGTTATTTGGTTCTAATATTGTAGGGGCTCCCCAGAACTCATCAAAGTCATGGTATAGAATTGACACAAGGTCAAAGGTTAGCATTGCCTCGTCAAACTCTTCATTGAGGTGTTCATGAGCAGACATGATCACCGACTCTGAAACATAGCTGTTTGGGAAGCTGTCTGTATAATGCACGTGCACTACATAGTTTATCTCCTCCCATTGAGGGGTAACATAAGGCATACCCATAAATTTTGCTTGAAAATTTCCTTCGTCACCAAATACAGCACAGGAATCCTGCCCTGCCCCCACGTACTGTGACAGCAGACATACCACAAGGGCTAGTTGTTTCATCGTTTAGTTTTTTCTATTGTTCTACCCGCAAAATAGGCCCCAAACACAGTCAACATAAGTATTTCAAGAAGAGATATGTAACTTTCCCTAACACTGAACGACTGACTCCCAAGGCTATCAAATACCATGGTGGCAACAAATACGATTATTAAGGTTATAAGTACAGCGGGTCTGATATACTTAGCCAGCTTTACGTCGCTCCCCATGTCAGCTTTCCAACGTTCTGTTACGTTGTTCTGATATGCAATCTCTGCATCAACTTTTGCTTTAGCTTCTTCTGGGGATACGTTTGGTTCTTTATCAAGGAGATTCTTAACTACACCTAGGGCCCCCTTATTTGGGAGTAAGTCACCCACTGTTTCTAGTACGCCGGGTGCTTTCTCTTTGAGCCAAGCTCCTAACTTGGTGTCTTTAATTTTCTCCATAGCGGGGTAGTTAGTTTGATGTAAAAGTAATCAATTAAAACTAAACATAGTTATCCCCCTTTGAGAATTGTTAAACAACGCACTTCTACCCACCGTATTGAGCCTTATGTTCTGGGGAGTTACTTATTACCTTTATCCAGAACCTGGGTTTTATAGCGTTGCAATTTTCACAGCTATCGGGGACAACTTCACCGCTATGTTTACCTATTATTGATTGCTCTCAAGGCTGCAGTTATTAACCCGACTTCTGACCCCCTACTTATTACCCTCGGGGGTGATCTAGATTATTCTAGGCTGTTGACTTAAATCTTATCTTCCTTGACCTCGGTATGCTTTTTTGTAATTCTTGCTGCTCTTGTTACTTGACGTCTTCGTCTTAGCGTGCACCCCTGGTCGGGATACGTTTCGTTCTTCACGGATTGTTTGTATAAGCTTCGCCATGGGGTAAAGGTAGAAAAAAATTCAGGGAAAAAAATTTTTTGGGGATGTTTTTTCGAACACGTTAACCTACACACTCACCGACCCCTACGATACATCGTACCTTGGGGTATCCCCCCACTAAATATCATTAATCATGGATTTTATTCCTACTTCCGTTATCCGCACTGACCGCGGAATCATGTTGACTCGCAAGACTATTGACCTCGCAACCCGAAAGGTTGGTGAGAAAAAGCTGTGGGTTGATGCTACTAAAGATGAAGACTTGTATGCCATTGCTATTCAGCTGGCTGATGAGATTGAATCTGAGGGAGAGGCTTAGCCTCCCTTTGTCCGCCGCTGATGGCAACAATTTCGTGAGGGAGTGAGAACGCACACTAGTGTTCTCCTCCCTATTTTTCCTGCATCTCACACACCGTTACATTCCGTAACATAATATAGTATTGCACATTGATAACACTAAGAACAAAAGCGCAGTTAAAGTCTTTCATGCGAAGGATGGATACTTCTGACAAATATTATCCTGATTGG